GTCACTTCTTTAAGTAATATTTTTTGCATTATAATTTCCTTATTTAATAGCTATTGCACCGACAAATGCATGGTTTCTCCAGAATGGTTGGACATCACTAAATCCAGCGTCAAGTATCATATTATTTATTTCATTCCAAGTATTAGGTTTCATCATATGTCGCAATGTTCTTTCTTTATCCATAATATCTTCTGTATCAAAAGATTTTCTTTTATAATCATAATAGTTAAAGGTAAGCATATCTTGAACTAATGCATTTTGACATATGGTTTTTTCTGCAAAGATAAAGGCTCCACCATCATTAAGTCCATCATAAATTTTTTCAATCACATTAAATCTATCTTTCTTTGACATAAACTGTAAAGTAAAAATAGAAGTAACTAATGAACAGTTTTCAAATACATAGTTACGAATATCATCTAGTACAAAATCTACATCATAAAGTTCAAGTTCTTTTGCTCTGGTTTCTAAATCTTTAAAGAAACCCTCTGCAATTTCTATACCTATGTATTTTCCATGAGAACAATGGTCTTCATTGTATTGAACCATTGCTTTAGTTAACTTGCCAGTAGAACAACCAATATCTACAATGTTAGTATCGTTCTCAACAAAGTATCTTGAAAGACTTATTACATCTTCTAGTAAGTTAGAATAACCACGAATTGATTTTTCTATATGTTCGTCAAAACCTTCTTCTCTATGTGCAAATGTAAAATCAGCCATTATCAATCTCCTTATATAATTTGATTACTTTATCGTAGATAGAAGATGCTATTGCCTTCATCATTAAAGGTGGCACCATTCTACCAATACGTTCTGCCTTTTGATTCCACTTACCAGTAAGTTTGAAATCATCTGGTAAAGACATAATTCTTTTTAATTCACCCAATGTAAGTTTTCTTGGTTCGCTCCAATGAAAAGCACCAGCAGTTGTATCTGCACTACCCATTGCAGTTAATGTAGGAGCTGGAACATATTGTGATACTCTTTTAAGATTAAAGTGATGACGTTTTGGATTATAGTCATCACCAGATAAAACTTTTTCTGGGTCTATTGGCATCAGAATACCAGTTTGTTTCCAATATGCAGTATTAGTAAACTTCTCTGTAAGACGATCAACTTCATCTTTGTCATACTGTAAACCTACCATTACATCTTTTACTGGAATAATATCTCTAGATTCTTCTGGAAATAAATTACCTATAGTCATAAAGTTTAATCCAACCTTTTCAGCTATGTCATTACGAACTGCAATGAATATAACCCTTGTACGAGTTTGTGATACACCAAAGTATCTTGAGTCTAAAACCTTTGAACATACTTCGTATCCTATATCTTCAAATCCCTTTAAAATTTTTGGTAAGTAATATTTTTTTGCTTCACCTACTGTCAAACCTTTTACATTTTCTGCAATAATAATCTTAGGTCTAATCTCATCTGCAACTCGTAAAAACTCAAAGAATAAATCTTCAATGTTTTCTACCATCTTACCATCAGAATAGTTTTTAGATTGACCCCAACCATCAGAGTGTTTACCACTTACTTTGTGTACAGTTTCATTACCAAATAAGTCTACCTTAACTTCTTCATTTGCATTGTGAGATAACTTACCAGCAACTGAAAATGCAGAACATGGTGGAGAACCATCTAGTATATCAACTTCACCAACTTGCAAACCACTTGCACTAAGAAAATCTTTACCACTAAGTTTTTTAATATCGCCTGGAAGTATGTGTGTTTCTGGGTAGTTTTCTTTATAGGTTCGTTGAGCTTCCTCTACAAATTCATTTATTACTAAAACTTTACCACCAGCTAGACGATAACCAGTTGAACTACCACCACCACCAGCGAATGTTGATATCACAGTAAATTTATTTTGTGCAGATGCATCTTTTACATCTTGTAGTTTATAAGGTACATACTTCATGTTATACTCCAAAAATCTTATTGTAGGTTTCATTATAGTATGTTTTAGGGTTTTTGTCAAGTATCTTTGCAAATTCATTTTTGATTCCCATACCATCTTGAAATGCCATCTTAGGTCTTTTTATTATTTCTTCTGGTAACAAGTTAACATAACTATCTTGTAATACAGCCTTTGGTCTAGACTTAGTATCCCATACAATATCTTGTTCCATTCCTAATGCAGTTTCAACAAGTTCTGTATTTAAAAATGGTAGTCTACACTCTACTCCATACTTCATAAATATCTTGTTACATCTTGAGAAGTTCTTTCTTTCTTGTGAACCAAACAATCTTAATCGGTATTCTTCAAACCCATGTTCTTCAATACCATGATAACTCATACCATAAGATGCCCATAGTTCATCACTACCCTCACCAGATAGTACGACTTTGAAACCATCACTTGCAATTCTTTGTGCGAGTTTTATACATGGCCATGCAATTTCAATCTGTGCTTTATAGTTCATCTCTATAGTATTAATTATATCCTTAACATCATCAACTGTAGGTGGTTCAACTTTTACTTCTACTAACTCTATATTTAGCATTTCTGCAACTTCTCTTGCACACCTTAAATCTTTACTATTTTCATCATGTACTGCAATATATGATACTAAGTTTGGTATATTATTCATGGCTGCAAGTGTAATAACAGAACTGTCAACTCCACCAGAGAGTAAACTACAAACTGGTACAGCACTTACTGTTCTTTCTATAGAACCTTGTTCTACTAAATTTTTAATATGTTTAGATGCACTATCTCTATCAGTAAATAGATTCTTTTTTAGATTTTGTCTGATATCATACCACAGACCTTTTTCTGTTTTGATTCCATCTGTATTTGTTGCACGAATAAAAGAACCTGGCGACAACATATTGATTGTAGAGTAATCAACACCCATTGCCCTATGACCTTTTATTTCAGATGCAAATATAAAATGAGGAAACAGACTATTTTCTAGTAGAGAATAATGTAAAGGAACTTCACCATGTCTATCTCTTGCAATAGTAATATCGTCATTACCTTTTGTCCATGCAACAGCAAACATACCTTGAACTCTATCTAAACCAGATAAGTCTTCTTTGTCTAACAAATGTGCAAGAACTTCTGTATCGCCATCTGTATTGAATTTGATATTGTATGTATTAATTAGGTACTTTCTGATTTCTCTAAAGTTCCAGATTGCACCATTGAAAATAATTGTTATCCCACCAACAGTAAATGGCTGGTGGGATAAATTTGATGTGTCCATAATTGAAAGTCTAACATGACCAAAAGAAACAGATTCTATTTGTTTTATATCTCTATGGTCTTGACCTCTATGTTGAATAGCGTCAAGACCAAGATTTATATTGTCAATGTTATAACCACCAATTATGCCACACATTTATTTTTAGTTTACTCCAAAGAAACTATTAAGGTTTGCACTACTTTGTGAGCTAGTATTTTTCTTTTTTGGTTTATAACCAGAGTCTTTAATATACTGTTCTACACTAACTAGACTACCTTGTTTAAGTAGTTGTTTTTGAGTTCCTCTATCAAGATTTGGTATCACACCTAAGATAAAGTCTGTTGCAAATACTGACGAATCGATAGTAATTGAAGAAACTTTATTATTAACATAATTAAAAGTATTTTCATGCATTTCTTGTAACTTATCTAAAAATGCACATACCATAAAACCACATTCTTCTGGTGAATAAGCATCAGTATATAAGATTGTTGGTGGAGGATATCCACCACTACTTAGTATCTTATCTGTAAAATACTTCATACCAGCAGTTCCATCTTTGGCCTTATAAAGTGCAATCTTTCCACCCAACGAAGTATTTGCACTTTTATAATCATCTGCAAATTTTTGATTGTCAATATCTTGATTTACCAAAGCATATTCGTTAGCTGTTCTTGCAAGAACCTTGTTTACAACTATCTGAAGAAATCTAGCTGTTTCAAAATCTCCATCAAAATCAGTTTCTTCTAAAAACCAATCTTTAATAGCAACTTCTGTTCTTTTAAGTCCTGCCTCAACTGCAGCAACACCTTGTTCCTCATAATCTTTTAGATTATTAGGGTGTTGTGTTTTGTGGTGCTTTCTACTGTTTGCCTTAGACCCAGTAGATATTGATGCAAGTTTTTCATTCAAAGCAGTAAATTTAAATTGTGCAGCTGGCATCCAGTTTTCATTAACTTGTTTTCCAGAAGAATTTCTAGTTCTACCATTTTTCCAGTTTCCATATTGGTCAATAATGCCTGGAAATTTAGATGTATCATAACTACGTTTTAGAAAATCAAAAGCGATATCATCTACATCTGTAGATATAGTTCCAG